CTGTCTCCGTTGATGGTAGGTGCTAAGTCATCTGTCGTTCAACTCCCTGCCACTGCTCCTAAGATGGTTATTCAACCGAAGTTGCAGACAGTGATCGAGAACCTCGTTCCGCACGTTGATCCGACCTATGTTCCCTTTGGTTTCTACAACGATCTTCGGAAGGTTGTGAAGTCTAACAACTTCTACCCAACGTTCATCTCTGGTCTGTCGGGTAACGGTAAGACCACCATGATCGAGCAGGTTTGTGCTAAGTTGAAGCGCGAATGCATGCGTGTTAACATCTCCATCGAAACTGATGAAGACGACCTGATTGGTGGTAACACCCTCGTCGACGGTAACGTTGTTTACCGTGAAGGTCCAGTTCTCACTGCCATGAAGCGTGGTGCCATCCTTATCCTCGACGAAATCGACCGTGGTTCGAACAAGATGATGTGCCTTCAAGCAATCCTCGAAGGTAAACCATACTTCAACAAGAAAACTGGTGAGACAGTTTACCCCAAGGCAGGGTTCAACGTTATCGCTACGGCAAACACCAAGGGTCGTGGTTCTGACGATGGCAAGTTTATGTCTGCCCAGATTCTTGACGATGCGTTCCTTGAGCGTTTCGCCATCACTGTTGAGCAGGAATATCCTTCGCTGAAGATTGAGAAGCAGATTATTCTCAACAAGATGGAAAAGGTCAACAAGGTTGATGATGAATTTGCTGACAAGTTGGTAACTTGGGCGGATATTATCCGCAAGACCTTCTATGAAGGTGGTGTTGAGGAACTCATCTCGACTCGTCGTCTTGAGCATATCGTCAATGCCTTTGCTATGTTCGGTTCGCGTTCTAAAGCAATCGAACTTTGCGTCAATCGCTTCGATGCTGACACCAAGTCTGCTTTCCTAGACCTGTATAAGAAAGTCGACAGCGATGCAGTGCCAGACGATGGTGTAAATGAAGACGCATACTTCCAGTCTGTAAATGAAGAAGTTCCATTCTAAGGAGAAATAATGACAATTAATTACAAGTATGACGAGGGTGATCTCCTACGGGAGATTACCCAATATATTGATGCCACATATGGTGAGCATTACTCGCAGAATCAATACCAAGCAACCGAGTTTATTATCGACGGTGGTCATGGTATTGGTTTTACTGTAGGCAATATCCTAAAGTATGCCCAACGGTACGGTCACAAGGGAACACCTGAAGACTGGCGTAAGGATTTGTTGAAAGTTATTCACTATGCAATCATTGCGATGCATGTGCACGACAAGGAACAACAGAGTAGTATACCTGATCCATTTGAAAAAGTCAATAGTAAAACTTATGAATTAAAGACCTCGTTGTCGTCGTCAGATACTATTACTTTCAGACCAGAATATGCGACTGCTTTCAACTGGAAAGATTATAACATGGGAACCACTTCTCTATTGACTTCCGACACTATTCCAAGTATAATTGAATTTACTGAAGAAAACAGTAAGAAAACTAAAAAGAAGAAAGACTAATATATTATGAAGATTTCATCCGATACCCTTGCACTTCTGAAGAATTTTGCAAGTATTAATACCAACATCCTTGTTCGTCAGGGTAATGTTCTTTCCACTGTCAGTGCAGGTAAGAATATCCTCTCTCGTGCAACAGTCTCAGAAACTTTTGACCGTGAGTTTGCGGTCTATGACTTGAACAACTTCCTTGCTTTGCTAAGTCTTTGGGAAAATCCTGAGATTGACTTTGAAGAAACAGGTATGTTCCTTCGTGAAGGTAAGTCTGAGTTCGAGTATGGTTATGCTGATCCCAGTGTAGTTACTGCTGCTCCAGATAAGACTCTCGAGATTGATCCATTCTTCGACTTCACTCTGTCTGCTGCTGACATCAGCATGGTGCAGAAGGCAGCGAACGTTCTCTCTGCTCCGACAATGAGTATTGTTTCTAAGGATGGCAAGGTGACATTGAGTGTTAGCGACCCAAGCAATCCACGTGCGAATGCGTATCGTAAGGAATTGACTACAACTGATGTTGGTGACTTTGATTGTCGACTCAAGGTTGAGAATCTGAAGGTCATTACAGATGACTACACTGTTGCTCTCGGTCGCAAGAAAGCAATGCACTTTAAGCATGCAACCAAGAACCTTGAGTATTGGTTGGCAATGGAACCATCGTCAGTAGTTTAATTGGAGATTTAATATGAACAAGTTAGAAATTTCGTTCAGTTCGCGTGTACCATATAACAACGATGATGAACATCTTAATCGCTCGACGAGTATGGATTTCGACCTAGATCTGAGCAATCCAGAAGAAGTTGTTCGTCAGTTTAATAAGTTTCTACGACTGAATGACATTGACATCATTGTATCTGGGGTAGAATGAAGGTTCTGATAACAGGGCATGAGGGATTTATCGGGCGGAATGCTTTACGCATTCTGTCCGACTCCTTCGAGATGATTCCGTACGAGGGAGATATTCGCGATTTTAAAATCTCAGAATATTATTCAGCAGTACTACATCTTGCCGCACTAGCAGGTGTGCGTAAGAGTTGGTTGGACCCTGAAGAATATTGGGACGTGAACGTCAAAGGATCGATGCAAGTCTTTTCGGAATGCGACCGTCTTAATCTTCGCTGCATTTATGCTTCCTCTTCTTCAATCTATGAGTGGTGGCAGAATCCATACGCTACTAGTAAGAAGGCAATGGAAGAAGTTGCTCCAAAATATTCTGTAGGAATGCGCTTTCACACTGTCTATGGACCTGACTCTCGTCCCGATATGTTTTATGACATGATGCTTAATGACAAAGTCGAGTATCTTACTGATCATAAACGAGACTGGACTCATGTTGAAGATGTTGTTTCAGCGATGAGAATTATATTGACAGATACCCGTATTCAGGGTAAATTGGATATTGGGACAGGTAATCCTGTCTCTGTTGTTGATGTTGCTCGTGAATATGGATATCGTGATGTTCCTATTCGTGAAGTAACTGGTGAACGAATTGTTACACATGCTGACAATTCACAATTAAGAAACTTGGGATGGTCTCCCAAGTATAACATTATGGAAGAAGTGAAAAATGAACGTATCAAAAGAACAGTTCCTCTGGGTTGAAAAGTATCGTCCTCACAAACTTGATGATTGTATTCTCCCTGATGATCAACTAAAGACATTTCGCGAGTTCGTTGCGACTGGTGAAATCCCCAACATGCTTCTCTGCGGTTCAGCGGGTGTTGGTAAGACTACGATTGCTCGTGCAATCTGCGAAGAACTTGGTTGTGATTATATTATCATCAACGGTTCTGAAGAATCAGGTATTGATGTTCTCCGAACTAAGATTCGAGAGTTCGCTTCATCAGTTTCCTTTGGTGGTAAGACCAAGGTAGTTATCCTTGATGAGGCAGACTATCTAAATCCAAACTCTACCCAACCTGCCTTGCGTGCGTTTATCGAAGAGTTCGCAAACAACTGTCGGTTTATCTTCACTTGTAACTTTAAGAACCGAATCATTGCTCCTCTACACAGTCGAACTGCTGTCATCGAATTTAAGTTGACAAAGGCAGATCGTCCTAAGATGGCAGGTCGTTTCATGAAGCGTCTGTCTGACATTCTTGCAACTGAGAATGTTACATTCGATGAGAAGGTTGTCGCTGAAGTTCTTAAGAAGCATTTTCCTGACTATCGCCGTGTCCTAAACGAACTGCAACGTTACAGTGTCTCCGGAACTATTGATGAAGGTATCCTCGTCAATGTTCAAGAAGTCAACATGAAAGAACTTGTTACCTCATTGAAGAGCAAAGACTTCAAGAAGATGCGTAACTGGGTGGTCGATAACATTGACAATGACCCAAATCTTATCTTCCGTAAGATCTATGATACCATTCTTGATGAAGTCAAGTATCCTTCGCAGTTGGTTCTGCTGCTTGCAGATTATCAGTATAAGGCAGCGTTTGCTGCTAATCCTGAGATCAATCTGGTTGCTTGCCTTGCTGAAATCATGGCAGGGATGGAGTGGAAATAATGACTGGAGTGCTCGATGGTTTGGGTGCTCCGAAAGTTGAATATGATGCTGAGGAGTACAAAGAAAAGAAAAAGGGTATATCTCCTTTCGATTTCATCAAAGATATAAACTATGAAAAGAAGAATCTGATTGTTGACGATTGGTCTGAGAAACAATACAATCCTTGGATCATTAATCGTGGGTTGACATTCAGTATTGACACTGTTCACCCTGCCAATGAAATGAACTGCCGTTCCCATCTCGATAAGAGCATGCAAAACATGTATCTTATAAATACTATTCGCGCTAGAAAACGTTTTGACAAATGGATCAAAATCGAGGACGATGCCGAAGTGGAGATGGTGAAAGAGTATTATGGTTATAGCAATGATAAAGCTCGCCAAGCACTCACAATTCTCTCTGAAGAACAAAAAAAATATATAAAAGAGAAATTGTTTAAAGGTGGTAAAAAATGAGCGAAGATTTTTTTGACATTGACTTTCCAGGGTATGCACCTTTGGAAGTCAACTTAAAGAATCCTGATGACTTCTTGAAAGTTCGCGAGACCCTTTCCCGCATCGGTGTTGCATCAAGAAAAGAAAAGATTCTTTACCAATCATGTCACATTCTACACAAGCAGGG